TAGTGCTTGCTTTTTTCATTGCAGAACGAACCTGAGCACATCACCCATGACCATCCAACTAACGATTTCTTCTCGACGATGCCACCATCATCTAACACCCTGACGCGCAGCGGCTTAGTTCAACAAGGCGGCACTGGACAACCCGCTACCCGCACCCAGTCGAAGTCGAAGGGTAGCGACAAACCTCAACCTGAAGCGGAGGGGCGCTCCCGGTAGCGGGTGCCAGGCCTTTGACGTTCGCCAATAAAATGAAACCATTAACAACCATCATCGCTTTCCTGCTTCTCTCCCCGATCTGCTTCTCGCAGCAAGTTGAGATTGCTACAACATTATCTCCGGAAGACCTTGGCGCTTACAAGTGGATCTTAAGTGGCACAGCCCCAGAAAATAGTGTTGTCATCTTTAGGGAGACTACGATTCGAGAATGGCCCGACGGGGAGGTTATTTCCACGAATATTATTGATTCTGTATATTATGATCCTGGCAAGAAGCGGATAGGAACAGCTTTCTTTATCGATCCGCATAGGTTTGAACCGAAAGGGGAAGAGCCCAAGTGGTATTTCCAATCTCTTGGGGGATCTGGTTGGATTGAAGGGCAGTATGCCGGACATTCCCACGGTGGTAGGAATGAGATCAGCTTTCAGAGCGAAAAGTTAGGCAAGGTGAAAACGAAAATGGTTTTCGAGACTTTCATCAAGCCGTATGACGAAGCAGCATTATTATACGACGGATTCCCTACGATTTCCGCAGGCATCAGTTGGGGGTGGAGAGGTTTTCCAAAAAAACAAAGCGAACAATAAAGGGTGCAGCGAATGGGTGAGTGATAACGAGCCCATTCGCCTGCGCCCTTAGTTGAACAAGCCCGGAGCGACCTGTGATCGCCGACCTTATGCGTTTTGTGTGGAATGCGGTCCTTGCCTAACGACTTGGTTGGCTCGCACTCCCGCTGTTTTGGCGTTGTTTCTTGCGAGTTCTTGGTGCCGATTCTTCTCGGATGAAGATGATGGAGTGATTGGACTGGGTTTGGAATGCGGGATTTTTTCGTATTTTCCTCTTCGCGGGCGTGGCTCTGCTTTGCCATGTTTCGTGAGCGAAAGATGGATTCCAGCTCGGCAGTGGTGTGATGCGGGAGGTTTCATGCGCTGTGGCGTTTTTTTACTACTGGCGGGGCGCGGGTGAGTCGGTTTTGTTTCCACGCGGGGAGAAGCCGTAGGAGTTTTGTCATGGGCCCGCCGCAGCAGGGGCAGGCGATGGTGTGCGGAGGCTTGTGCGGGGTGATGGTTTCTAACGTGCCGATGAGCAATGGCCGCCCGGTGTGAAAAGCGATGCGCTCTCGTTTGACTTTGGCGGCTGGATGGCAAAAGCCGCAGTGGCGTATGGCTCGTAGACCGCGTGGCAGGACATGGCGGAGGTAGTGGGCGACAAACTCGCCGCCTTCGAGCATCTCGATTTTTTGCTCGTCGCCATGTGCGCGGTTTTTCCAGCGGAAGCTGACGTGGGTATCGGTAATCGATACCATGCGTGTATCGCCAATGGCGGTGCGGGTGACGTAGCGGCCGAGGTATTTGATGATGTTTTCACCACTACCAAAGGGGCGTAGATCCACACCCCAGTCTTTTGCCCAGACGGTGGTAGGGATGGAGGGTCGCGTAAAAGGCTTCGCCTCACGCGATTGTTGTTCTTCGAGGGCGGCGAGGCGATCGCGAAAGCGCGCACGAAAGACACGGCGTAAGGCGGGCTGTGGCACGAGGAAGTTGGCGTTCTTCACGGTGACGACGCGACCATTTGTATCGATCCCCGCGCCTGGCACAATGCAGTGGATGTGGGGATGAAAGTGCAGGCGCTGGTTCCAGGTGTGGAGGACCATGGTGAAGCCGCTGTGTTTTGCGCCGAGCCAACGGGGGTTGGCTAAGCAGTCGCTAAGAGCACTGGAGGCAGCGTGAAAGAAGAGTTGATAGATGTCTTTTGCGTGGTTCGTGAAAAACAGGCTTCGCAGTTCTTCGGGAAGTGTGAAGGTGACCATGAAGTAAGGGGCACCGACGCGTTTGCCGAGTTCTCGTTCGATCCATTGCACGGTGGCGTCCTTGCCGCACTGGGGACATGATCTGTGGTTGCAGGAGTGGAAGTGAAATTGGCGCGTAAGGCATGGAGCGCAGGCATGAAGGTGCCCGCCCATCTCTGCGGTGCGGCAATGGGTGATGGCCCAAGTGGCGCGGCGCTGTGCCGGGTTCATCGCGTGATGGTGATTTCGCCGATGAGTCGGTAGAAAGCGGCGCAGCGCATCAATGACGGTGAGTGCCATGATATTTTTCTGTGATCAATCGCGCGCTAAACTAACGGGGCAGATCTCGGCTAAGTGCTTCAACGAGATGACGACTCTCCTGTTCGGAGCGGTGGGTGAGATGCAGATAGATCATGGTGGTATCGATGTGGGCATGACCGAGCAAGGCTTTGACGGTGTGGAGACTGGCGCCAGCTTCGACGAGGTGGGTGGCAAAACTGTGGCGCAGGGTGTGGCAGGTGCAGGTGGGGATGTTAAGTTCCTTGCGTGCTTCGACCATAAGGCGTTGGAGCGAACTGACGGGCATGGGGCGCGTGGCAGCGTTCATACGTGACGCGGTGAGTGAGCGATCGTTGTCGCCGCGGCCGACGTTGGGAAAGAGCAGTAGCGGATGGCGGTGAATCGCCCAGTAGCGGCGCAGGTCCTCGATCATACTTTTGGCAATCGGAATCATGCGGTCTTTGTGGTTTTTACTACCACGAATCCAGAGCTTGCCCTCCTTGGCATCGATGTCGTGAATGGTGAGCGAGAGGCACTCAGAAAGACGCAAGCCGCAGCAGTAAATCAGCTTGATGGGCGTGCGGTAACGACGCAAACGGATGTGGGCGAGGAGTTGTTTGACTTCCTCACGCGTGAGCACGGCGGGAAGCACCTCGTGGTCTTTGGTGCGGATTTGGGAAAATACTTTCCATTCCTCGTGACCGAGCATTTCGACGAAAAACAAACGCGCGGCAGCAGCGGCCTGGCGTATGGTCTTAGGCTTCCAATTCTTTTTGGTTTTTACGTAGAGGATGTAGTCGCGCAACTGCTCTTCGGAGATAGAGGCAGGATCACAGTGGCAAAATTTTACGAACAAGCCGAGTTGACGGTAATACGAATGGCGTGTGGTTTTTGCATCGAAGCGTAGGGTTAAGAATTGAGCGAATGCCTCCATCGAAGGATAGAGGTGAGAGACGTAATCGATGGGATCACGTTTGGTTTTGCCTTCAAGGGGACGATAGGCAGCGGGAAGTTTTTGATATCCCGCTTCGGTGGATTTGCTCGACAGCGTGGAGGCGTTAGGGCTTGCTTCGGGGCGGATGGTCTGGGTAGTGCTTGCTTTTTTCATTGCAGAACGAACCTGAGCACATCACCCATGACCATCCAACTAACGATTTCTTCTCGACGATGCCACCATCATCTAACACCCTGACGCGCAGCGGCTTAGTTCAACAAGTCATGCGAGGCAACCGGCGATACCGCCTCTAGTTAAATCGGAGCTTGATCCGCCGGTGCCTCCACATCTAACGTTCGGCTAGGAATTAATTCCCAGAAAATTCATCGTGCCTTCACACTGGTTTCACGAACCAATGCAATCATCCTGCAATGAAACAAGCCAACGAGTCTCCAATCACGGGGCAAGAAGAACCAAACCCTCCACAGTCTAAGTCGTCGCTCAGCGGAATCGTCCTCAAGGTATTCGTCGTGATCCTCGCTCTCGCCTTAGTTCTCGCCGCGACTCTTTTCTGGACCTATGGAGTCGATACACACCATGCGAGTAGAAGTAGTATTTGGTGGCCAGAGAGAGGCCGGAATCTGATCCCGCCTGCCGCTACCGACATCACGCTGCGGAGGGACTTGCTCGATCACTACGCCATCTACACTATAACCGAGAAAGACCTCAACGCTTTCCTCGACAAACGCTTCGCTCGCCCTGGGGAGGCGCTCGATTCTTTCAGCGAAAGATCACCAGCGAACCCCGAAAATATCGGAAATGCAATCGGTCCGCTTGGATGGATTGTGACAAAGGATACGGTCGAGTATACCTACGCGGCGAGCAACGGAGGTGCACACAATTACTATCATGATACGAAGACCGGGCGGACTTATCAGAGCTCTGCCTACTGGTAGTATCTTCCTTCCTCCAAAAAACGGCACGCCGAACAAGGCGTCGCTCTCAACACCTGCCCCGCCGCGAGTTCAATCCGTCATGACCATTCAACCCTCAACCCATAGTCGAAGCCTCGCCCCCGGGCAGGTGTGAGAGGACTTCGACGTTAGCCCCAAAAATATATGAGAATCAAATTGTTCCTCTCCACTCTCCTTATCGCATCCTTTGCCATTTCGTGTTCTCTTCGACCTGATAGCGGGAACGTTGTTTCTCAAGCCCAAGATGACTGGAAGATGGGAGTGTTTACGAAGGGTAATTTCATCCCCGACGTAAAGCCGCTCAGTCCGAGGAACGAGAATGATCTGCGTGAGGTTGCATTGAGCCTGCCGATCTGGGAGTTGGATCTGGAGACGATGGAGGGCTGGGTAATGGAGTATTCCAAACCGGGCGTAGGGGTTGATCGGTGGACGAATCCTGCTGATGGCGCACAGAGTCCAGTTACAATCCGGCGATTGACGGATTCAGCAAGCGGGGCGACAAGAGTCGCGGTGGATCACCCGTCGTTGATGATCTTCACTCCCAGCGGGGGAAGATATCTGCCTTGGTCGGCGACACTTGAAAGGCGCCGTGGAGGGTGGCTGGTGATGGATGCAGTCAAACACAAGGGCTAACAATAAAGGGTGCAGCGAATGGGTGAGTGATAACGAGCCCATTCGCCTGCGTCCTTAGTTGAACAAGCCCGGAGCGACCTGTGATCGCCGACCTTATGCGTTTTGTGTGGTATGCAGCCCTTGCCTAACGACTTGATTAGTTCCCAGTCCAACACCACCCGCATGTTTTCACTCACTTCCCCCGCATCTTCTTGACCATGGCGATCAGGGACATGGCTCCGACCATGAGGCCGACGATGAGTGATGCCACACGCAGCGTCCACTCGATCTGTTCTTGGAATGAGGTGATGACTCCAAGCACGGGAGAAGCAATGCCTACCGTGGCAGTGAGAATCGAATCGCTGTCGAGGTGGGTGCGCATGGTTAGGGCAGTTTCTACAATACCACATGAGCTCATCGTGTGTTCCTACGCGGCACCAAACGCAACATCCGAGGCAGGGAAACAGGTCCTCTTACCTCGGATGGCGGATCGTGGGAAAAATGGTGTGGCATCAACCACGGAAGCTCTTGTTCAGCTTGCCGTCGTCGAGCAGGTCACCGATGCGGTTCACCATGTCTTTGAGAATCGAAGCGGCGGCAAAGACGATGACACCGACGGATGTATCGATAAAGGGAATGACATTGAGAGCTATCATGCTTGGTGCCTGCTCGACAAATCTTCCTGAGAGAAAAAATCCGACTAAATAAATAATGTATTGACTAAGAGGGCGGAAAAGCTAATAAAGCAGCGAATAAAGTGCCAATTACGAGATGAATTCAACGGTGTTTGCATGGTTTTTTCTCGATGTAAATCAATTCGAAAAGCGAATTCCTGACATTCCAACAAGACTGAAATAATCCATAATTGATATAGCCGGCTTCTGAATGTAATTGTTGGCTCAGCCGTAGATCTAGAAAAAATCGTCATTCCATGCAAAAAAAAAAGACCCTCGTTAGCTCTGAGAAATTTTCGATTCGCGCGCATTGTTGGTGCTTGGTGAACACCCTATTCATTGGTCTGCTTTGGATTTTCATCGGTCTGCAAGCCCTTGGCATGCGGCAGCTGATCGCATCGGAGGTCGCGCTCAAGGTACACGCACGCAGCGTGGTGCTGATCGATTCCGCAGTGGCCTTCAGCATTCCCAAAGAGGAACTGGTCGGCTCACAAGTGATTCCAATCGACGGTAATGGCGATGTCATTGCGCAAATCACCAAGGCGCTGGGCGCTTTGACAGACATCGATGTTCTTCGCGTCATTTCGCACGGCAGCGATGGAAAGCTCTGGTTTGGCACACAGGCATTCGATACAACCTCCCTTCACGCCTATTCGCAGCAGGTCACCGCATGGAGCGAATCGCTCTCCGCCGACGCACAAATTCTCCTCTACGGCTGCCGCGTTGCGGAGACAGACCAAGGACGATCCTTCGTCAATCAGTTGGCTACATCGATGCATGCCCGCGTTGCAGCCAGCACGGATGTCACTGGCATGGGTGGCGATACAAATTTGGAGTTTGAGGTCGGCAGATTGAGCGATCGGATTATCGCCAGCGCCGCCAGTTACGAGAGGGCAGATGTATCCCTGCAAGGGGACTTTGGCGATGAAATCGACGCAATTGCGAGCATCCATTGGAACGACATCGAGACTTGGAATTCCCAGATCACGAGCTGGACCAACAACCAGAACGGCACCGCCACCGTGACGATGGCATTCGACCTGCGCGGCGAATTCTACGTCGGCCACGACAACTGGTCGAACAACGGCTATGTCTACATGTATCGCAACAACATTCAAGTTGCGAGTAAATACATCAATGTCACTCGCAATAGCAGCAGCTTCACGCGAGTAACATTCACCGCCACGTTCCCGCTCTCGATTGGCAACAACCGGATTTCAGTTAGCCCGCGCGAAGGGACCCCGACCATCTGGTCCGACCGCACCACCCATAACCTGCCGATCCAAGCTCCCTATTTCTATGGCGCTCCAGCGGCAGCGAGGGCACACACGGTGGCCGTCGGCAGTGGCTTCAGCTACTACTACTATGTGGCCGGCACGGATCCCAAGATATTCACCGCCACCGGGTTGCCTGATGGTCTGACGATGAGCACGGGTGGCGTCGTCTCCGGCTATCCACGCAGTGGCAGTGCTGGTGTTTATCAGGTGAACATCCGCGCCTCCAATGGCTTTGGGACCTGCACTCTGCCGGTGTCCTTCACGATCACCAATCAGGCTCCGGATTTTGCCAGCACATCAGCGGCAACGATTTCAGGCGGCGTCGAGAACACGCCGCTCACCATCTCCTACGCAACCCTTGCCGCCGCAGTGGGAGCCACGGATCCGAACAATACGAGTACCGCTATTTATAATGGCTGGGCAATCGATCCGATCTCTTTCCGCATCGAGTCACTTCTCGGTGGCACGCTCACGAAAAATGGCACACCGATCACCGCCGGAACAACATCGATCGCTGCGGGCGAAAACCTCGTTTGGACACCGCCTGACTCCGTCAACGGGGTGCGCGACGCTTTCACGATCAAGGCTTACGATGGCGCGCTTTATTCCGCGGCAACCAAGACAGTGAAGGTGTCCGTCGGGGCGGTCAACGACGCGCCGACGCTCACGAGTTTTTCGGGTCCCGTCACCGCAGGCACCGAAGACTCCTCGATTCTGATCACCTTTGCAGATCTGATGGCAAAGGGCGACGAGGCCGATATCGACAGCGCCGTCACCAGTTTCGTGGTGAAGGAAGTCACAACTGGCAGCTTGAAAATCGGCACCAGCGAAGGCAGCGCCACGCCGTGGAATGCGTCGACCAACAAAGTGATCACTGCCAGTTTGATTGGCTACTGGACTCCCGATCCCAACGCCAACGGGCCGCAATCCGCATTGAAGGTGGTGGCGCGTGATGATGCCCCGCTGGAGTCCGCCACTCCGGTGCAGGCGGTCGTGTCGGTTTCACCAAGCACCGATGCACCCACACTTACGGCGGTCGACATCATCTCGGGCCAGACAGAAGGCGAGCCCATGGAAATTTCTTACACCTCGATCGCCGCCGCGGCCGATGAGGCGGATGTCGATGGTGATGTGATCTCGTTTCGGATCGAGGCGGTCAGCTCCGGCACATTGCAAAAATGGAGTAGCTCGGCTTGGGCCGCGGTCGTGCCTGGAACCACTTTGATCGCCGCCGGTGAAAAGCTGCGCTGGACACCGACGATTGGCACCACCGGCCTGCAGAATGCTTTTACGATCAAGGCCTGGGATGGCCAGTTCGCCTCGGCGACAGTGGTCCAACTGAAGATCGATGCCTCCCGCTGGACGATCGTGCCATGGACCGCAGCCGCGACGAGCGGCCTTGATCCCAGGTATCGCTACACGCATGCGTACTCGTTTGGATCATCCGATTCCTTTTCTCTTGGCGGAATTTCCTTCACAGGTATTGCTGGCGGAAATCCGTCGGTTGAGGGAAAACTCTCCACGACAAATTTCGGAAGTTTTACGATCAACGATGACAACAATCTCAGCGATGCCAGCCGCAGCCTCGCCAATGATTTTGTCTATGGCAGCAGCGCCGTCCAGACGGTGACGCTGCGTGGCCTGATCCCCGGCACGCGCTATGTCTTGTCGCTCTTTTCGGTCGGAGCAGATTCCACGAGACGCGACTTCACTCTGCAAGGCGTGATGGGGCAGGTCGCTGTGAATCAAAACGAGTTTGGAAACAACAATGGGATTCGCATCGACTATAAGTACCTGGCGGACTCCAGCGGAGCAGCCACGATCACCATCACTCCCGCCAGCGGCAGCTTCAACCTCTACGGCATCGCCAATCGCGAATCGTCGCCTTCCGCGACGCTCTATCCGCCGAGCAGCCTCACTTACGATGGATCGCCAAAAAATTTCCAAAGCGCGAGCGCGCCTCGCAATGAGCCTTTCGTTTCGGCTGGCCGCATTCATTCCGTCGTCCTCAAGTCGGATGGCACCGTATCGGCATTCGGCACCAATAACCAAGGCCAAACCAACGTGCCAGCTGGCCTCAACAATGTCGTTGCGGTGTCGGCTGGCGATTATCACACGCTGGCCCTCAAGTCCGACGGCACAGTCGTTGCATGGGGGGAGAACTCGCGAGGTCAGTCGAGCATCCCCGCAGGCTTGAGCGGCGTCGTGGCGATTTCGGCACGAAGGAATCACAACCTTGCACTCAAGTCGGACGGCACGGTCGTCGCTTGGGGATTAAACGACAACAACCAGACGACTGTTCCGGTCGGTCTTACCGGTATCGTGGCTATATCGGCAGGCGTATATCACTCAATGGCGCTTAAGTCGGATGGCACGGTCGTCGTCTGGGGAGTGCGTGATTACCCGCCAGCCGACCTTACCAATGTGGTGGCCATCTCCGCAGGCGAATGGCACAGCCTCGCACTTAAGTCGGATGGCACCGTGGTCGCATGGGGCAACAACGGATCATTGCAGTCGAAAGTTCCGGCAGGACTCAAAGGCGTGGTGGCCATTTCGGCGGGAACCAGTCACTCGGTCGCGGTGAAATCCGACGGCACGGTCGTTGCATGGGGCGATCGAGACAACTCCGGACTCGCCAACATTCCTGCCGGTCTCTCGGAGGTCATTGCGATCTCGGCCGGCCGGTATCACACTATCACCCTCAAGGCCGATGGCACGGTGGTGAGCTTCGGTTCGTTCGGCTACGGGCAACAATTTCTTCCGACGGCACTCGGCGCGCTGACTGGAATTTCCACGGGCAACGATCACACGCTGGCAGTGAAGCCCGATGGCACGGTGCTCGCATGGGGCCAAAACACTTATGGCCAAACAAGCGTGCCCAACGGGCTCAGCGGAGTCGTCGCTGTGCAAGCGGGCGATGCACTCTCAGTCGCTTTGAAATCCGATAAGACGGTGGTCGCGTGGGGTGGCTACAGCAGCTCGATGCCCGCCGGCCTCACGGGGGTCGATAAAATCGCGGCTAGTGCAAAACATGTGCTTGCCCTCAAAACCGACGGCACGGTTGTGGCATGGGGAGACAATACCCATGGCCAATGCAATGTGCCCGCGGGCTTGGCCAATGTGAGAAACATCGCCGCAGGTGAGTTTGGTTCGCTTGCTCTCAAGGCCGATGGCACGGTCGTTTTCTGGGGCAACGAGATGAGCGGACTCAGCTACCTGCCGCAAGGGCTCTCGGGCGTGACGGTGATCTCGGCCGGCACCAACTTCGGGCTGGCATTGAAATCGGATGGATCGGTGGTCGCTTGGGGTAAGCCCACCGAAACATATTGGAATCTACCAGCCGGGCTTTCAGGCGTGATTGCCATCGAGGCCGGTGACGGCCACGCGCTCGCGATAAAGTCCGATGGCAGTGTGGTCGCATGGGGAGGCAACGACCGAGGTGAAACAACGGTGCCCGCAACGGTCAATGGCACAGGCGTCATCGCCCTCGCCGCCGGATGGCGAAACTCGATTGCCCTTAAATCGGACGGAACGATCGTTGCCTGGGGCGACAACAGCCGCGGCAAAAACAGCCCGCCCGCTTCAGCCCAGTTTCCCTCCGTTGGCCTTCCCGGGCGCAGCTACACCTTTAACGTGACCTACGCCTACAGCTACGAAGGCCGCGGAGCGACGACCTACGCCGCCTCGACCACCGCGCCGACCAATGCCGGCGACTACACGGTCACCGCCATCGGCAACGGCGCGACGATCACGCAGAACTTCACGATCAACAAAGTGACGCCGATAGTATACTACCTCAGTCGCGAAAATTCCATCACCTACGGCACCGCGCTTAACAGCAATCATGTTGATTCCAGTAGCCCGTATTGGTGGAACCAAGGCAGATACACGATCATTCCGAGCTCCAAGGTCTATTCCCCAGCTATCGGATCGATCCTGCCAGTCGGCACCCACCCGCTCAGCGTGACTCTCCTCCCGACCGACTCGGTTAACTTCAACCCGGCGGTCGCGACCGGCACCATCACGGTCACCAAAGCCGCCGTCTCCTCACAAAACATCACTCTTCCGTCTCTCGAGGATCTCACCTTCAACGGACTTTCAAAAAACCACGCCGCCACAGCTGCGGGTGTCTCGGGTTTCACCTACATCTACACGGGCCGCGCGGGAACGAGCTATGGCCCAAGCACTGTGGCGCCAACCTATGCGGGCAGCTACACCGTGACTGTCTCGATCAATGATGCGAATTACACGGGCACGAAGAGCCTCGATTTCGCCATTGGCAAGGCCACGCCGACGATCACCAGCAATCCCACCGTCTCGGCGATCTCCTACGGCCAATCGCTTGCTGCCTCAAGCTTGAGCAACGGCACGGCGAGCGTGCCGGGCGTTTTTGCATTCAACACCCCGAGCACGACTCCAAGTGCCGGAGCCTCAAATCACCCGATCACTTTCACGCCCACCGATACAGCCAATTACAATCCGGTTTCCTCCACGGTAAGTATCACGACCAACACCGTGGCACTCAACTCGAGTAACATCGCATTTACGGCCCCTGCCAGCCTCGTTTACAGCGGCACTCAAAAAACATTCACCGCCTCCGCATCGGGCATCTCCACGGGCTTTACCTACAGCTACAGCGGGATTGGTAGCACAAATTACAGCCCGACCTCGACACCACCGACCAACGCCGGCAACTACGCAGTTACGGCAACGGTAACCAATGCGAACTACACTGGAAGCGCCACCCAGACCTTCACGATCACCAAGGCCACGCCAGCAATCACATGGGCTACACCGGCAAGCATCAGCTACGGCACGGCACTCTCCGCAACACAACTCAATGCAGCCACAAGCGTCGCCGGATCTTTTGTTTATTCCCCCGCATCCGGCGTGACCCTCGCGACAGGCGCCCGCACGCTGCAGGCCATTTTTACACCGACCGACACCGCCAACTACAACTCCGCTACAGCCAGTGTTCCAATCCTTGTCTCAAGTTCCTCCCGGCCGATCTCTCTGATCGCGCCGCCTTCACTAACGTATGATGGCACAGCCAAAACCCATGCCGTATCACAGATGCCGCACATCGCGGCCGGATTCGCTCATTCGCTCGCCATCAAGGCCGACGGCACGGTGGTGGCGTGGGGATCGAACAGCGATGATCAAAGCAACGTTCCTGTGAATCTATCCGGAGTCATTCAGGTAACCGCCGGTTTCTATCACAGCCTTGCCCTGAAAGCAGACGGTTCAGTGGTGGGATGGGGGAAGAATGACAAACACCAACGTGCCAATATCCAAGGCTCATTCGCTCCTTACACCGGATATTCCTTATCACCTAATCCGCCCTACCTTGTCTTAGACCCGCCGGCGCCGACCATCACCAATGGAATCGCGGTGGCAGGTGGCGGCCGATTGAGTCTCGTTTTGAAAGCGGACGGCACCGTTGCCGCTATTGGCATGAAGGACAATGGATCCAACATGCCTACGACCCAGGAACATGCCCTGAAAATCCCGGCGGGGCTCACCGGTGTGATCGCTATCGCCGCGGGCTGGGACCACGCGCTTGCCCTGAAATCCGATGGCACTGTGGTGGCTTGGGATGGCAATCAATACGGCGAATCCACGGTGCCGGCGGGATTGTCGGGCGTTGTCGCGATCGCTGCCGGGCAAGACCACTCCATCGCTTTGAAATCTGATGGCACTGTGGTCGCATGGGGCCGAAACAATTTTGGGCAATGCACGGTCCCGAGCAGCGTCACGAATGTTGTGGCCATTGCCTCCGGCGACAACGAGTCCTACGCGCTGAAGAAAGATGGCAGCTTGGTCTATTGGGGCTCGTTTGGATCCAATGAAGTCGTTTCCAGCGGCAGCGGCGTCATTGCCATCTCGGCCGGGGCAAGCCATCTCCTGATGCTCAAGTCCGACGGTTCGCTGCTCGGCTGGGGGGACAATAATTCAAGTCAGATTTCGCTCCCCGCCGCCGTGGCGACCAGTGTGGGAAATTTCGCCTACAGCTTTAGTTATGCAGGTCGGGCTGGCACGACTTACGCAGCGAGCTCCACGGCACCAACCAATGCGGGGCATTACACGCTCACGGTCACCTCCACCGATCAGAATTTCAGCGGCAGCAAGACGGTGGATTTCACCATCGCCAAGTCCACACCTGCACTGACTTCGCTGCCGGTCGCTGCGATCATCACGGAAGGGCAAGCCCTCTCGGCAGTAACCCTAAATGGTGGCAGCGCCAGCGTGAACGGAACTTTTGCGTTCAGCACGCCGAGTTTCATTCCCCCGGCCGGAGCAAGCACACAAAGCATCACCTTCACGCCAACGGATTCGAACAACTACCACTCGGTGACCGCTAGCATAACCGTTCTTGTTGAGGGTGAGAATGCCGCGACTCCTACCATCTCATCACTGCCATCCGCATCTGCGATCACCTTGGGTCAACTCCTCAACTCCTCGACCCTGAGCGGCGGCATTGCCAGTGTGCCAGGTACTTTCGAGTTTTCCTTCCCATTCGCCAGTCCTAACCCCGGCCCCGCCAGCCAGAGCGTGACCTTCATTCCTGCGGACATCGCTCATTACAAGGCGGTAACCTTCTCGGTGCCTATGACCGTTTACGATGGCATCGTGAGCCCACTGAACCTCGCAGTCGTTCCACCAGCAAGCCTAGCCTATGATGGACTGGCGAAACCATTTCGCGTGTCACGAAGCTCACTCCTATCGGCAGGTAGGTGGGGCCATGTCCTAGTCGTCAAATCCGATGGCACAGTCTTTGCCACTGGCGATAATTCTGCAGGGCAGTGCAATGTGCCCGCCGGTCTCACGGGTGTAGTTGCTGTGGCTTCGGGAATTAGCAGCTCGATGGCACTTAAGTCCGACGGCACGGTTATCGAATGGGGGGCCTCGTGGATGGGCATGGCACCGTCTGACCTATCCGGTGTTGTGGCAATCGCCCGGGGCAGCAACCATGCACTCGCCCTCAAGTCCAACGGCACCGTCGTTGCCTGGGGCGACAATGCTGCAGGTCAATGCAATGTGCCCGCTGGTCTTTTAAATGTGGTGGGAATCACGGGCAGCGATTCCACATCGTATGCCCTGAAGTCGGATGGCACCGTAGTCGCTTGGGGAGCGCAACCGACGATTCCCGATGGCTTGAACGGAGTGATCGCGATCCATGCAAGCTCGGATGGGGGGATGGTGGCGCTCAAATCTAACGGCATGGTAGTTGCCTTGGGTTTGGAAGCCCCTCCTGCTGGACTCAACGAAGTTGTGGCCGTTGCCGCGGGCCGGAATCATCGAGTGGCGCTCAAATCGGATGGCACTGTGGTCGCTTGGGGTAGCGGCACTCCATTCACGCCTACCGGCTCGAATGTGAACCTAGTGCCGTGGAATCTTACCAATGTCGTGGCGATCGCCGCAGGCGACAACAGAAGCTATGCCATGAAGGCGGATGGGTCGGTAGTGTGGTGGGGGAATGGCAGCGGCACCGCAGCCTACCGAGTCAATGGCGAGGTCTATCGCACGCCAGAAGGAGTTGCAGTTTCAGTGCCTGAGCTCCAATCAATCCTTACCACCTCGTCTGCCGGTTTCGCATTCTCTTCCACCTACACCGGCCGCGATAGCACCACTTACGCCGCCAGCGTCACGCCTCCGACCGAGCCCGGCGACTATACCGTCACGGTCACCAGCACGGATCCCGATTTTGCCGCCACAAAGACGATCGACTTCACCATCACGAAAGGCAGGCCGACCATTTTGTCCATACCTTATCGGTCCGGAATCACCTACGGTGAATCACTTGCTTCCTATCCCCTCCTCGGAGGAACAGCCAGCGTGCCGGGCACTTTTGCCTTCGAAAATCCCGGCACCATTCCCAATGCGGGCGAGAGCCTGCACAACCTTGTTTTCACACCCACCGATACCGAGCACTATCAACCGGTCACTGTCTCGATAAAGGTGAAGGTGGACAAGGCCAACCCCCTGCTAGTGGCCCTCCCCGCCGTGACAAGAGCCATTCACGGTCAAACCCTCGCCGAAGCAACCCTCGCCAATGGAATCACCAGCGTTTCGGGCACCTTCACCTTCACCTCGACCGCTCCCGTTTCCGCAGGCACCATGAGGCAAACGGTCACCTTCACACCAGACGACACAACGAACTACAATGCCCTCACTGCTGAGTTGGATGTCACTGTCGCACCGGCCACGCCAAGCGTTCTCACCAGTCCGACAGCCACGCCCATCGCCGCAGGCCAAACGCTCAGCTCATCCACACTCATCGGTGGCGAGGCCTCGGTCGAAGGCACTTTCACTTGGGAAAATTCCAACACCGCTCCCGACACCGGCACGACCACACAAAACTTTGTTTTCACTCCGAACGATACGGCAAATTACACCTCCACCACCGGCACGGTAAGCGTCACGGTCAACAAGGCCACACCTACCGTGACAACTCCGCCCATCGCATCCGCCATCACCTATGGCCAATCGCTCTCCCACTCGACGCTCGACGGCGGCATCGCATCGGTGGCAGGCACATTCGCTTGGACCAATCCCGCCACTGAACCAGACGCTGGCACTGCGACGCATGCATTCACCTTTACGCCGGATGACACGACAAACTACCAAGCCGCCGCGGGCACGGTGAGCGTCACGGTGCACAAAGCCTTGGCTAGCATCACCCTCGGCAACCTCAACGCCAGCTACGACGGAACAGCCAAGTCCGCATCGGTTAGCACGACTCCAGAAGGACTTACGACAATACTCACCTACAACGGAGAAAGCACGGCTCCGAGTGACGTAGGCGCCTATGAAGTGGTAGCCACCATTGACGATGCCAATTTCACCGGCACAAAGAGCGAACTTTTGACCATCGCTCAGACGCGCCTGTTCGGAATCGGTGGTGATCCGCTCGGCCAGACGACATCCTCCGTCATGACACTGGCAGGTATGCCTAGTATTCAAGGCATCGCCTGTGATGGAACGCGGATCTTTGTCAACTCGTCGGCGTCGGAAATACGCGTTTACGATTTGAATGGCACATGGATTGAGAGCCATGCCGTTGAGAATCTTCCCCCCTTGGGAAACAATCAGATGGCATTTGCCGGTGGATATCTCTATGCGCGGAATGACGATTCACTCTACCGGATCTCGACGACGGATTGGTCGAGCACATTGGTCGCGGTCGATAGCTCCCATCCAATGCTCACCTGTGCCTGGTGGATGTATGGTAGCCTCTTTGATACACCAGACGGTAAGCTCGGTGTGATGGGGCCAACCGTCGACGGGCAGTTCACCGTCAGGCTCTACCAGCTATCGAGCGATGGCCTCACACTCACTTGGGAGAGGGATCAAGTCATCAATGACACTTGGTCCACTGATGAGCACGGCATGGCCTGCGACGGGGTTTATTTTTACCGGATGTCGATGTTGGATGGCTGCAAGGTCTACGATCTGGCAACGGGGGAGATTGTACACGGCGGAGAAGGTTGGAATCTTTGGTCGGCCGCCGACGGGGGAACGATCGACAATCCCACCTGGCTCACTCGCAACCATCGCACGGGTCAATTGATCGCAGGCGAATACCAGGCCGACCACTTGCTTGTCTTCACTCCCGACGACGGCATCAACTTTACTGCGCCGCAGAGCATGATTTACGATGGCAGCGGCAAGGTCTTCTCCGCCTCTTCGACCGTGCCATGCACATTCGCCTATACCTACAAGGGAATCGGTATCACTTCCTACGGCCCCACCACCGAGGCCCCGAAGAATGCCGGAAACTACGTTGTCACGGCCAGCTCGACAGATTCCAGCCTCGAGGGATCAAGCATCCTGCCCTTCATCATCGTGCCGAAGAACCTAACGGTCACGTCGGACGCTAAGACGAAACTTTATGGAGCTGTGGATCCAGCGCTCACCTATCAAAGCTCCGGATTGGAGGGAGAAGACGAGATCACAGGAAGCTTGAATCGAGCCCCCGGTGAAAACGCCGGATCCTACTCCATCCTACAGGGCTCCATCACGGCGGGTGCAAATTATGCAATCAGCTACATCAGCTCCGATCTTATCATTGAAAAAGTGCCGATTTCTCCCACAAATTTCCTCGCGGCACAAACGACCAATTTCACCATCGATCTCAGCTGGACGCCCGACGGCACGCAAAACTCCGTCTGCACCGGTTTCCTAATTTCACACAAACCGAGCGCGTCTGAGACATGGACGGAAAATGCCGTCGGTGCTGAAGCTTCTACCTTCAGCGTGAGCAGCCTTTTACCAGGCACCGTTTATCACTTCCGCATTGTCGCGCTAAACGGCACCGATCGCTCCAGCCAAGTGACTACGACTCTCACTACATGGACAAGCCTTGAGGAATGGAGATTCACCAACTTCGGCACGATTGCAAATTCCGGCAATGCCGCCGACAACGCCAATCCGAGCAATGATGGAATGCCAAACCTCATGAAGTATGCTCTCGGAATGAGTGCCAACGCTCGAAGCAATCAAGCCTCCCTGAATACACAAATGAATGCCAATGGGCGGCTGACACTCACTTTTCGCCGCGCACGCGAGGATTTGATCTACATAGTGGAAGGCTCAGATGACCTGATCACATGGAGCATTATCGCCACAAACCCAGGGGCGGCGGGTGAAACGGTAACTGTCACCGATACCGCACCCATACACACCAGCAAACGATTTATCCGCCTCAAAGTCTCTCGCTAGTCCCAGCTCTCGCCCGAAATACAGCATCCTATCAAAAACAAGAGCCAAGGAGACCGCGCCATGCTCCCGCCGAATTTGCTACTTCTCATCACAGGTCTTCTTTGGGCCCAGAGAGCCTCAGACGTTATCGTCTTGGCCGATGGCGACGGAGTAGCACAGCCCCGGCGAAGATCGACAATAGCTCCAAAGGCAATGACTCGGGGATCGCTTCTGTCACGCCAAACGAGATGATGTTATAATTTGTTTTACTGCTGCCTGATCCGAGACCATTTCTCAAAAGTTCGTTCGTGATCAAAGAGTTTTTGGTGTGCAAACCGATTTTTTTTCGCATCACGCATCATGTCCCTAAGGGAGTCGAAGAGTCTCTGGCACAACTCTTCGCCTTTTCTTGTGAGGTAGCCTGCCAGGTAATTGCTCTGGAGGACTATCTCTACGCGCGCCAACTGGCTGGTGCGGAATCGCTCGCCGCAATGGCCACCGAATACTCCAAGCACTTTGGCAACATCACCCGCCGCGCTACGGTGCCCGAGGTGGTCACTCAGATGCTGGAGGCTCGGAAACAAGACGGAGTGGGCACACGTCACCTATCCCAGCTCCGCTCGGTGCTCAATCGTTTCGCCACTGTCTATCCAGGGCAAATTCTCGACGTCACCTCAGCCGACATCGATGCCTGGCTGCGTGGTCTGAACGTGTCGCCCAGCTCGCGCAACGGGATGCTGCTCTACGTCAGCTTGTTGTTCTCCTTTGCCTTGGAACAGAACTATCTTCCTGAGGGCAAGCCCACGGCATCGAGCCAGTTGCGCAAGGTGAAGGTGGCGGACAGTGATATCGAGGTGTTCTCGCCGGATGAGTTCCGCACGATCATTCATGCCGCGCCTGTGCATCTCATTCCACTGCTGGCCATCAGTGCCTTTGCTGGCATTCGCTCTGCGGAACTCGCGCGACTTGATTGGAATGCGGTGGATCTTGGCCGTCGATTGATCGAAATCCGCGCCGGTCAGGCGAAGACCGCATCGCGCCGCCTTGTTCCCATCACCGACAACCTTGCTGCTTGGCTGGAACCATTGCAGAGAAGTGGGCGTGTGATCAAGTCGAGCGAGTATATCAAGGAAGCCACGGCGCTAGCACGTGCTGTGGGAATCGAGTGGCCACGCAACGTTCTGCGGCACTCGTTCATCACTTACCGCATTGCTAAGGTCAAGAGTGCCGATCAAGTGGCGCTGGAGGCAGGGAACTCGGCGTCGATCATATTCAAACACTACCGTGAACTGACCACGCCCGAGGTCGCCGAGAAATGGTTCGCCATTCTGCCCAAGGACGGCCAGTGGGAAAACACCTTCCGCTTTGACCGCAAGAAGCGGCGAGTGATCCTCAACGGAGTGGAATGCCCGTAACCTCCCGTTCCATCCGCGCGCCAACTTGCCTAACATACGCGGAATGGTTTTTGATGGCTGTTCCTATTGCCATACCTTGCAAGGTGCTCGTGTGTTCCTACGCGGCACCAAACGCAAAATCCAAGGCTGAAAAGGGGGTGGCTGTTAAATATTTACTGAAATATACACACACCCCGGCGGTTCAGACGTTCACAGCGAAATTCGCATTCAACGAGATTACGAATTCGCAAGTCATAGCGAATAATCCCGTTTCCTGCCCAACCAGATTGACGTATTTCTTCTAGCACGCCTTCGGCTCTTCGCGGATTACGGTCATTTTGTAAAACCACTACTTGACAACCTGGGCCTATGAATTGCCTCTCTGCTACTGTTATGGCATAGCCCGTAGCAATTCCATCCGTTAAAACATCATCGAATGTTCTGCGGTTGTTAACACGTTGATAGAATGGCGCATGAATGACTAGCGTTGGCATATAATACTTTTATAGGAATCAGTTAAGTTATTTTGACCGCCCTAGCGAATACGACGCAACAGAAATTTTGTTATTGGAGGTGTAGAGGGCGCGGAATTTCCATTCAAAGAAACTTGGATAGCACGAGCCATTCTTGTCTGCCCCCATGTGATGTGTCGCTGTGTTATGAGCATTGCGATGATTACCATGACGTGTATAGGCCTGCTGATTTCCTGAAAACAGCTAAAAAATAAAGTTTTCACCATCCCAAAAGCCTCATTGAAGTAAGAGATATTCGTCCAGTTCCTTTAGGTTTCCCTTCGAGCTCTAGAAATGAAATAGTTTTAGACTGAGATAAATTAATCCACGTATTTGGAGTGATTTTTTCTAAAGATCCATCAGAATAATATACATTAATAACAGCTTCGTTAATGGCTTGTATGTCATTAACTACGGGGCAAGCAAAATATGTCTTCGCTGTACGTCCCACAGAAAATCGAATCGCAGCTGTATCTGCTGTTTGAAGTGTCAATACCATCGCATTTCCTGAGCGAGGTCCTGCATACCAATATTCGTAATACTGATTTCCTGATACCCTTGTAACTAGCTTTTCTGGATATGGATTTTTTTTGGTTCTGTCTAGCGCATTATCTGGAAGCATACCGCTCCATGATACTGTGGCGCTTGTCCCGTCCGCATAGTAGAAAGTAATACTTCCATAAAGAGATGTGGAAAAGTAATTCCCTGAGTATCCGACGAATGCAGATGATATTAAAACAGGTGATTGAGCAACATAGTCTCCGCCTCCATACCCGTAACTTGTTGTAAAGAACTCGCCAAAAGCTGTACCTGTAGATGCTTTTGAGGTTGCGATAGAAGTGTAGTTTTCTCCTGAATAGCGTGCTATCGCTTCGCTTGATGAAGATGCAGCCATTCTTGCGCTGTTGTCTTTAGCGTCAGCTGCATAGGCCGACCACTGAGATTTTGCAGAGTTAACTGCAAACGGAACCGCAAGAACTCTCTGTCTAGTAGATTGCATAAACCCATTCACACTCACAGACATCCATTGCTCAGCCGCAGCATTTAAGGCACCCGTAATCCCGCTCGTGTTATATCGATACGTAGCACTGATCGTTTGTCCTGCGGTTGGAACCGATGAATACGTTGCGGAAATTATTCCTCCGCTGTAATCGACGCGGAAGGGAATGACTGGAGCATCAATGGTGATTGTAGCTCCGCTGGTGTATCCGCTGCCCGCATTGACAATTGTGATTCCCGTAACTACGCCGTTTGTGATCGTTGCTGTCGCCTCCGCTCCAGTTCCATTTCCCGTGATAGTGACAGCAGGCGCAGTAGTGTATCCTGAACCCCCATTTGTGATAGTGGCGCCAATAACGAATCCTACTATCGTATTAGCCGTAGCCGTGGCTCCCACGCCGGGATTGCCAACTGACTGGTTCCAGGAATTCGTTCCATCTGTCACCGTTATGGAATTATTCACTACCTGTGCGTTCGATAAAGATTTGCTATAGGTTAAGTTTGTATCGTCTGTCGTAGCAATAGTCTCTGTCACTTGCGAAGTGCTGCTTCCTGCTGATCCGAACTGGAACGAATAAACTCCATTCGAGTCAAGAGTCACTGCGCCGATGGTTTCCTCATAGAGCAAATTCCCGCCCGTAGCTGCATCATAAATGCTGATGGCGAAGTTCTTGTTGCCTGTGACGGGTGCGCCGTTGGAATCCGTGAGACGGCCTTGGTAGTTGATGAGACTGGGCACCTGTGCTGATGCCGTGAAAGCGGCGGCGATGCTACAAACGAGGGCAAGGATACGATGTTTCATGATCAGATTTTTTGATGGTTAAGGAAGGGAAATTTCGACGCGGAAGAAGTAGGAGGATGGATGGGTGGGAGAATGCAGAGGACCGCTGGTCAGGGTCATTTCATCGAAGCTGAAGGTCTTGGTCGTGCCATCGCCAACGATGGTCTGCTGCAAGTGCCAATCCGTAAGATTGCGGGTCGCATAGACCTTATAGGTCCTGCCCGCCACGGTCGCCATCGGCATGGTGAACACGGTTCCATTGTGCGAACCCAACGGACGAAATACTGAGGATCGGCTGGTAGGCAAAGTGCCAGCGATGTATTCCATGCGGTTGCTGGTGCCATCGCCATCGGAATCCGCATTCGGATCAAATGAGCCTGTCCCCGCAAAATGCTCCTGCTCCCAGGAATCGGGGATGTCGTTGCTGTTCGCATCGGGTTCCGTTGTGAAGGACGCAGCGTAGAGCACCTCGATCAAGCCAGAGTGATTGGTCACCGCTCCTGCCTGCAGAGTGCCCGAGGCAACAGTGCCGCCCAGCGAGCCGTGGTTGGTCAGGTTACCCACTTGGGCTTTGCCACCGCCTGAGTCAATTTGAGCGCTCATGGGAAAGGCGATGAGGCCGATGAGGAGAAAAATGGATGATAAAGTTTTCACTGGTGTCGTGGTATACAAGTTTTGTCACCCAACTTCTAACCAAAATAGTAACGAGCTAAGCAAGCAAAAAATCAGATGCCGCAACTTTTTGGCAGGATTGTCACAAATCTCTCCTATCTGCCTCGCTTTGGAGAATTGGTAGCCAAACAATTGCCACCAGTTCCCTCGACGCCCCCGAAAAATGGCACCAAACGCAAAATCCAAGGCTGAACATGAAGTCTTCAACCTTGGATTTGCGGGGAGAGAAAAATGGTGTGCCGATCAGCTTTTGAAGCTCTTGTTCGGCTTGCCGTCGTCGAGTAGGTCACCGATGCGGTTCACCGAGTCTTTGAGGATCGAAGCGGCGGCAAAGACGATGACACCGACGGATGTATCGACAAAGGGAATGACGTTGAGAGCGGATACGAGTCCGGCGATTTTCCCTACATAGCTGAGATATTTGTGTGACTTCATGACAGCTGGGGATTTGTCAACGTGGGGGAGGGGGAAATCTAGCTGTGAATCGGAGACTATCCATGACAAAGAAAAGCTACAGTGAACGATGGCTCACATGGGGTCTATCCATGGCACGCATCGTGGAAGAATATCCGAAGAATGGATTGACGCACCCGCCCAAAACTGCATGAATCAAAGCGAACAAACTAATGAATCGACACGCTCTGTTTGCGCGTCTATCCGAGGAGCCTAGTGCGGTAGTTTCGCACGCTGGGATCTGCGAGGGGGACGCCGAGCAATCGGTGTTCCTACCTCAATCTCCAAAGAAATGAAATGCCTCACATGAAACCTTGAGTGGGCGTCACCTACAAGTGATCGACTTAAGATCATAAAAGAAGAGATCCTCAAGGTTGATCCAGATGTGGTTTGCTATACCGAGATAATTCGCACTGTTCTGCATGGTGGCCATAGCATCGAAGCTGGTTCTGATTATGGATATGCGAACACTGGTGACAGGCGGAAGGCCGTCCTTTGGAGCAAAGAACCTTGGGTTTACCCTGATATGTCAGGTGACCCTATGATGCCATCAGGACGATTTATTTCCGGAGTTGCTGGGGGGATAAGATTCGTTGGCGTTTGCATCCCGTGGAAGGATGCACATGTCCGCAGCGGCCGAAGAGATCGTGCTCCGTGGGAAGATCATGTTTCGTATTGCGAGGCCCTTGGGCGGATATTGGATCGATATTCCAAGGCACCAGAACCCATTTGCATCCTTGGAGACTTCAATCAAAGAATCCCGCGACTTACCCAACCGGATCGAGTTGCTAAGGCTCTGACAACTGCACTGACTGGCGGTTTTACCGTGCCCACGGAAGGGATGATCGATCAAGAAGGACGAGGGCTTATCGACCATTTCGCGGTTTCGAATGATTTGATCGTATCCGCCATCAATATATTAGATCGATTTGCGCCAGATGGAACAAGGCTTTCAGATCATGTAGGCGTGGCAGCAACAATCGAAACAAAGAAGGAGAACAATAAAGGGTGCTGCGAATGGGTGAGTGATAGCGAGTCCATTCGATTGCGCCCTTAGTTGAAACAAGCCAGTTCATCCAACGGCGGTAAACGCTCCCGTTTGAATTCGAGCTTCCATTTCGCCGTGGATGAGCTAGATGTATGCAAGAAATGAAGAAGGCCAAGGACATTCCCAGTGATGCTCGCAACGCACTCAAGGAGCGAATTTCTTACTTCCGTGGCCTGGCTTACGAGCAGCTTGCCGATAAGATGAAGTCGCAGGACGGTGATCATCTTGAGTTAACGGATTTTGAATCCGAGACGGGCCAAGAATATCAGCTTGTGATTGATTGCTGCTATGACGACATGCTCGGTGGGGCTATAAGGGTTGACGCAACGGTGGTGGAGATGCCCCTGCGCCCGTTACTTGGTTTCTTGCCCGTATATTTTTCGAAGGCATGCGATGGATTCATTCTGACACCTGAAGGAACATTTTTCGATGAAGACAGGGATATCGCGGGGACGGATTAAGCGGCAGAATCAGGTCCCCGAGAGTGATTAGCTCCCGAGTCCCACACCACCCTGCGTACGGCGTTTCTCATCACTTACCCCGCATCTTCTTGACCATGGCGATCAGGGACATGGCTCCGACCATGAGGCCGACGATCAAGGATGCCACACGCAGCATGCATGCAGATCAGAAACTGACGGCGTAAAATCTACCTTGACATATTACCTCTGCTTCCTCCAAAGTAATCCAACGTTCTTTGTATTGTTCACCCCAACTATCACTGAATGCTATTTCATTGGTTTCTTTATTGTATCCAATAATCAGCGCGACATGACTTTTTGTATCATCGGGTTTCAATTTTTTTTTGGCGTTTTCGTTGCTTAACTTTGTTTTCCATTCTTCCCAATTAGTAACACTTTTGCGATCTGCTGTTCGCTGATTCGCAACATCATTAAAAACTTCAGTACTTTGATGGGACCATATTACCGGAACACCTTTATCAATATACTTTGCTAAATCTTTAATCTGCATTTTTCCATCCCATACATCAGCGGATCGTCTCTTGCTCCTAATGTGTTTTGCCATGCCCTCAAATATGGACTCCATACTCGTGCCTCCTCCGTAGCCAGAATTTCCCTTATTGGCGATTATATACATATCTGATGGTATCCCTAGATATCGCATAGCACGCTCAGTAGTTGCGGGAGCGCAGTAGCCCTTAGGTCCTTGATCTACCATTGGAATATCGCCGATTACTACATCACCGTTATCACGACTTTCTAGATTTGCTAGAAGTCTGGAACGCATTACTGAATCTTGAGTGGCCGAAAGCTTACCGCCGGAGTCAGCAAAAGAACTGGGTACAATTTGCAGAGATACGTAAGCACCTTCTACATTAGCAAGAAGAATACTGTGCCCTCGCCAGTCCCAGCGTAGCATACTTTCGCGAACAGATTGAGAGTCTCCAATGCGATCTCTTAGAGGCTCACCAAGTTTTTTGTTGAGCGCATTTGTGATGGCAGTATAATCTTTTTTCATAGCCGATTTGACCATCTCTTCAGCTTGTGCTGGCGGTGTATCTTTATCAAAATGATCTTCCGCTCCTCCTTTGGAACCGAAAAGATCACCCTTATTGGCAAAAACAATTGAAAAAGATGTCACACGATCGTTTTCCGCATACATTGCAACGGAATATGGATGAGCATCGAACATTTTGTAATTTTCCGGCGTGTAGTACCGAAAACTACTTGCATTTTTAGTTTTCGATTCGATTGGAATATCGAGTTTTTGCGCTATTTTTTCTGCTGCACTAAGCCAAAGTGACGTCTCTGCGAATAGGTTATGACCTACGGCATCGTTGAGAGTCTCAGGATCCAATTTGTCATTAGGTGATGGTTTGTAGTTTCGTTGAGATGATGTCGTTACTTCATCTACTGAAGCCATGGACTTAAGGTATTTCTGATCTGATTCAGAGAGACTATTGATCGCCAAGCTAAATTGCTTACCATTCGCTAAGGCGATTTTAACGTGAGTATCGTTTTTACTGATAATTTTCGCTTGAATAGCTCTACCATCCGCATTCGTAAAAGTTCTTAGTTGCGCGTGTGCAAGAGTAACAGTTGCTTCAAATATCAATGATAAGATTAGAAAAATTCGAATTTTCATGAATAAGTTTTATTAATTGAAATATTATTGTTTTATTTGAGATGTTTTTTTATGTAAAATCTGATTTCCAAAATTTTTCACCTGGCTGTGATTGATTATCTAGTATTTTCGCAACCCCACCATTTGCTTCAGGTGGCGAATGATCGCTTGCTCATCCCGCCGACGGCGACCTTGCCGCCTCCTGCATCGATCTGCGCGCAGGCCCATGTGGTCATCAGCAATGTGCATCCTGTGGTGGCGAAGTTCATGTGACTGAATTAGTAACGAATCAATAAATCGTCAAGACAAAATCCTGCACGAGAAACAACAAAATCGACACATCTGAATGTTTGAGATTTAATCAATAGGTCAAATCAAGCTTTACCTGTAGCGCAGATTCCAAACAAATCACCCCCTCCCAGTTTCCCGAGAGAGGGTGATGAATGCAAAACTATGGGGCTCTCCGATAACTCAATTCCGCTTTATTCGGAAGTAGCGTTTGGGCTGTGTTGGCGCAACAGGATAAGCTCGCGTCACGATATTTCCATTACCTGTGATATTGGATTCTATACTATCCCATGAACTGAGGTTCTCACTCGCCTCGATAGTATAGGTTTGCCCCTGTGTCGCTGGAAAACGTAGAATCCACTGATTGCCGGCAGAAGCCTTGTTGAGCTTGCATTGAAAGTTTGGCATAACATTGGCTGATCTGGGGTTGCCACCAAAATCCAGTTCGGCTCCATCATTCCAACCGTCAATGTCCATATCCGCCATCGTTGGTATCAGTCCGCTGCTTGTCTCCAGACCGTCGGCAATTCCATCTCCGTCAGTGTCGGCAACCAATGGATCGGTGGGAAAGCCGGTCTCAAGAATGTAGGCTGCTCGAGTGCTGCTAGCTGATCGATCATACCATTTCCACACTTCAGCCCCATCGCCTCCTGAAATTTCTGAGTAGTCCAATGTGTTTCCATTCAAATTACTGGGACGTCCCGTGCCCCATGGGATCACGAAATTCCCGCTTTGCTCCCCATTCGCCCATTGCCACGTGCCATCGGCGGCTTCGTCCGTTGCTCCCACCCAGGCACCATCGATGCTATCTAGCGATGGTATCCCTATGTTGGTTCGCATAAGCTCGTATTCAGAACTACTCGTAAAAGTCGCCAAGTGCCCGCCTCTCGTGGCAGCGTCCGCCTTCGCTTGGTTCCAAGTGAGCCGCGTGCTGATCAGAGCGAACCGTCCCAAACCGATTTCAAAGTCATCACGAAGCCCGTCACCATCGGTATCAGCCTTAATAGGATCTGTTCCATATGAGGTGATTTCCACAAGGTTGCTTAGACCATCGCCATCTTGATCGGAATTGGCATCGTTGGTGCCGTCGCCATTACTATCTGCCAGTTTGGGATTAGTCTTCGTTCCGTTCACCTCTTGTCCATCACTCAAACCATCTAAATCAGTGTCGGCAATCTTCGGATTTGTGCCCGCGGTCTGCTCCTGTCCATCATTCAGGCCATCGGCATCAACATCAGCTACGAGGGGATTGGTGGCGTAGCCTATTTCCAGTAAATAGCCTTCACGAATTGTGTTGGAGCTTCGATCATACCACTTGCTGATGTCTGCACCTCCACCCCCACTGACTTCAGCGAAGTCGAGGGTGTTGCCGGTTGTCGAACTCGGGCGACCGGTGCCCCACGGGGCGAAGCTGAACGACTCGCCATTGACCCAGGTCCAGGTGCCGTCCACTGCGGCGTCGCTAGCACCGATCCACAGGCCTGTGAAGTCCTCGAAGGGATTCGTGCCCATGCCTTGCAAGGCGCGGTTCCAGCGGTCTTCGGTTGGGAAGCTGGCGAGGTCACCGCCCTTGCTCCGGGCGTCGTTGCGCGCCTGCTGCCAGGTGAAGGGACCTGGGATGATCGAGAAACGGCCTATGCCGAGTTCGTAACCGTCGTTTAAACCGTCGCCATCGGTGTCGGCCAATGCCGGATTGGAGCCGAAAGCCAACAGCTCGTCATAGGCGGTGAGACCGTCGCTATCGTTGTCGGATAGGTCCTTCTCGAAGGTGGCTCCCACGGTCTTGTCGGCGTCCATTGTGATGGCAAGTGGATTAGTGACTCCCGATGCGTCACCAGTCCATCCGATGAAACGGTATCCCGGGTTGGGAGTGGCGGTGAGGGTGGCGGTAGTATTCTCCAGATACGGGCTTGAGTTGCCTGTTACAACGCCTTTTGACGATAATGAGATAGTTACAGTGTAATTTGACAGTAGATTAAATATCTCTACACTAGAAATCGCCCCGCTTGCGTTTGAGCCTCCCGCGACGAGAACTCTGCCATCTGCTAGCATTGTTGATGAATGGACGCAGCGTGCATTACTCATTGGGGTGATGTTTGTCCAAGTATTAGTATCTTGGTTATATAAGACTGTCCTAGAAAAATATGTATCTCCATTTTTTCCCCCTGCCAGTAGCAGCCTGCCATCTGTAAGTAATGTCGCAGTATGGTTCTCGCATGGATTACTTAGTGAAGAAGCATCTGACCAACTACCTGTTAGGGGATTGTATAAATTTACGGTGCTAACAGCGGACATGCCGTTCCAACCACCCGCAACTAATACTGTGCCATCTTTTAGCAATGTCGCCGAATGACCTATTCTTGCGCTACTCATTGAGCCAGCATTAGACCATGTTCCTGTTATTGGGTCGAAAAGTGTTGCCGTTGAAAGATCGCCCGATTGGTATGCTTGACGCCCTCCTGTAACAAGCACCTTTCCATTTGCTAGCAAAGTCGCATTATGTATCCAGCGTGAATTGTTCATTGATCCAGTCTGTGTCCAAACTCCAGTATTCGGATCATACAACTCCGCATCATTGCGGATATTAGTGAAATTTCCCTCGCCCCCCACTACTAGCACCTTACCATTAGTTAGCAAAGTAGCTGTGTGACCGGTGCGCATGCTGTTCATTGAGCCAGTGCTAGTCCATATACCTGTCGACGGATCGTAAATCTCGACACTTGATAGAATATTGCCGTTGTATCCTCCTGCAACGAGTACTTTACCATTTGGTAATAAAGTAGCCGTATGGCTAAGGCGTGAATTGCTCATTGATCCGGTGTTCGACCAAGTTCCTGATGAGGGATCGTATAACGCGGAACTGGAGAAGATGCTGCTTGATTCCCCACCTGCAATGAGAACTTTGCCATTTGCCAACAAAGTTGCTGTGTGCCCATAGCGAGAATTGTTCATTGACTCAGTTACAGACCACGTCTCTGCCGCCAAGATGGAAATGGTCATAAAGCCCAATATGGCACAGACAGGCAAGGTGCGGAAAGCATTGAGATACTTATCGAGGACAGTCATGCACGCATCGTTACTAATTCAGTAACGAAATCAAGAAAAAAGACCCCAATTTTTCGTCTCATCCGCGTTTCTCACTGACATTTCTTGACTTTTTTCCACCGTTCATTTGCGCCTACCCGACAAAAAACACTTTGGATGTGCGAAGCATCCTCATCCTCCACCATGAAACGAATCCGAGATGGATGTGTAGGGCCTATGACCTCTGTTTATCCAGCTGACGCAACAAATCACCCCCTCCCAGTTTCCCGAGAGAGGGTGGGTTCTGATTTCTGCAATTCCCGAAAGGCTTACGGTTTGACGATACGCTTGAGGGCATCGGTCTTGGCTGGGGCGAATCCGTAGAGACACTCCAACGTGACGAAGATCTTGTTCGCGCGGGTGTCGGTGAAGCGCAGGTAGCCGAAGGTCATGCCGGTGGCTGGATCGGTGACGGCACCGGACTCTTGGTAGTCGGCCACGGGTTGCAGGTAGCGCATGGCCACGGCAACGGCGCTGGAATGGGCTGCGAAGCCGACGAGCTTTTCCGCATGATCCGAGGGAATCAGAGTTGTCTCGTGGAGGTTGAATCCAGCGATGCGTTTGACCATGCCTTCCGTAACGGCGGGGGCATTCAGGTTGAGGTTGAAGCTTTTCGCCACGATATCATCCGCTAGCATACTGGTGTAGTAACCAGAATCAAGCACCAGCGAACGTGGGTTTGGCGGCATCTTGGCATTGCCACAGGCCTCGCGCAGACTGAGCACCTTCTTGTAGTCGAATGCCGTGGCGGCGAGTGCCGTGATTCCTGGCGCTCCGAAGTTGGCCGTGGTGATGCAGCTGAAAATGTCCAAGAGCACATCTTGGGCCAGTTGCTGGGCGGCTGCCTCCACCAGAGTTTCGAGCACGGTCATCGCGGTCTCGGCAGATTCTTTTGCTGTTACGTGCACCGTTTTATATTTGTGACGGTTCAAGGTCACAGGCACGACGGTGACAGTCGAATCGGCATTGGCGGAGTAATCACCGGCGAAGTCACTTGATGTCGATGGCGCACCGACGAGTGGCACGCGCACGGTATCGAGCTTGTCCGCTGGTAGGGGACTGAAGTCGGTGGAAAATGCGGTCACCGGTAGGAGGTTGGCAGTGAACGGCATAAGTGCCCGCTGGGCGACCTTGATGTCTTTGACGTTGGTAAGGGTATTGGGCATGACGTGCGATTAGGCTTGGTGTTTGAGGATGAGGGCTTGTTGCTGAGGAGTGAGGCCGCGCCAGAACGCGGTTTGTTCCGCAGGGTCCTTGATGGCGGTGAATTGAGCGTGAAGATCGGCGGATTGGGTGGATTCTCCGGCGGGAGTCACTTGCGCTGGTTTCGGTGTGCCCGTGGAAGCGACCACTCGTGCCACCTCGATTTGCAAACGCTTGTCGAAGTCAGTCTTGGATGCCTGAAGGTCAGTCACTTGCTTACGCAGCGTGGTGACCTCGGCACTGGCGGTATCGCGCTCGGCCTTGAGGGTATCGATTTCGGCAGTCAGCAATTCCACTTCGCCCGTTAGGCGTTCGGCATGCGCTGATGCTTCGGTGAGAAGTTCGGTTTGAGCTTGGTGATCCCGCTGGATGGTTTCCACTTGGATGCGGGCTTGGGCGAGTTGGTCTTCGAGTGTGTCAGTCATCGCACGGGAACTCGTGTCAACCGCTGCGTGATAGACGCGAAGCCTCCGCATGGCCTCGTTGCGATCTGGCACCATACCCGCAAGGTTGTGACGCTGCGCTTGGCGACCGCTAAACGTCTGTCCTTCCATGGCTTCCGCAGGGATGGCGCGACCACGAGCGAGAACGGCGCTATAAAATTCCTCGGCGATCTCGGCGAGGTTGGAAGAAATGAGTTCTCGTTGGTCATCCGTCAGTGGTGTTCCCGGTGCGCCCATCGCCTTGTATTTGCCGACGGAAAAAACTTCCACCTTGATGCCTGCGCGATCGAGTGCGGCGCTGTTATCGACGACGGCTTGCACCACGCCGATGGATCCAACCTGAGCGGATGGTGTGGCATAGATGGCGCGTGCTTGGCTGGCAACCCAGTAGGCGGCCGAGCACATGAGCCCCGAGGAAAACGCATAGACCGGTTTCTTTTTGTCGAGTGCTGCAACGGCATTTGCGAGCTCTGGTGTTCCGGCTACCGTGCCACCGGGAGAGTCGATGTTGAGGAGCACGGCTTTGATGTCATCGCGCCCAGAGATTTCTTGAAGAGCATCGGAGATTTCCTCGGAGCTGGTTGCTCCATAAAACATCTTCGCGAAGAGATCAGCTTTGCGAAGGATCGGGCCTTCGATGGCAACGACTCCAATTCCATCCTCCACCGATAGGAGTGAATTTTGTTGGCTTTGATGGGAGAAAATTCCTGCACGTTCTGCCTGCGCTTGATACGAGGCAGAGATGGCGTGCAGGGCATCAGGTTGAATCAGCCATTCGCGATGTTGGATTACCGGGTTCACGCCCGTGCGGTGGTGTCAACGCAGAGGGATAACGATTACCTTGCTTGCATGAATCCCGCAGCTGCCTTCCACAGCATCTCAGGAGGCACGCCATACTTGGCAGCAGTTTCCAGGATGAGTTTGGCATCCGCGCCACGTCGTTCGATTTCTTCGCGGAAGTCAGCGCCGAGTTCGGCGTAGTGATCGGTGATGGTCTTGAGTCCCGCCTCCACATCGGCGCGGTTTTGCTGTGCTTCGCGACCAGCATCAACGGTGACCCGCTTCGGTCCTACAATCGCCATTTTCCACCAGCTCGGCACGGGAGGTAGCAGTCCTCGGGCAATGGCGTCACCTATCACATAAGCCCAGATCGGACGAATGAGACGCCTTTCGAGAATCATCTGGCGGAAGGAAAATCGACGGTCAGCCTTGGCGACGATGAGACGCACTCCCGCACCACCAACCTTGCTGGAATCCGCTGCGAACTCGAACGGGATCATGCCAAGTGCTGAATCACGACGCAGGTGTTCGAGGAATCCGGTGAAGGTCGGACTGGGTCGGTTCGACTGGAAGCTATCGAGTGATTCGTCAGGCTTGAGCGCCACGAGCTTTCCTCCCACGATGCGTTGTAAGCTGACCGGGTCGCTAGAGTCATTCGCAGTGTGCGCACTACCCACCACGAAGTCGCCATTGTCGTCGATCTCACCTCGTGCTGTTTTGAGGATGCGGGACACATCGGCGTTGTCTTTGACCGCATGCTTTTCTAACGCAAGGAGCTCCATCTCATCGAGCAGATGATTGATCGAGTGCTGGATCGTTGGGTGATTGCGCACACCACCGGCCCACTCAGGTTCGTGGACGTGCAGGATGGCAGAAGCAGGGAGATCGTAAGCGGTGTTGTCATCTTGCAGAACGCGGTAGAACACGGGCGCACCATAGGCATCGAGGCCGACGCCATCGACAGTTTCCTTCGATCCCCAGTCATCACCAATGCGGTGGCTCTCGATCAACTGAATGCGTGGTTCGCCATCGAGGTCGCGGGTTTTGTGGACGAAGTATTCGCCATCGATGTCCATGCCCCGACAAACGAGCGCTTGGCATTCTTCAAAGGAAAACCGCTGCGTGATGTCACAGCGCGCGGACCAATAGGAAAAGTATTCTTCGGCGCTCCGATTCCAAGATGCGTCGGAAGATTGGGCCTGAACACGGATGCCGTCACCAGTCGAGTAGATGGCCATGTTGGCCACAAGTTCGCGCACGAAGCCAGAATTCTTGTGAAGGTAGCGCGACTTGCGCACAAGTTCCGTGCGGATGCCTGGCGTGAGTTCTTTGCGTGCATCTGATGGCGAAGCTCCTGGCACCGCACCACGACGTGGCGACCAGTTCGCAGACTCAAACGACGATCCCCATGCTTTGGGTAAAAGCACGGGTGGGAGCAAGAGTCGGGCGATGGATTGGAAGCGATTCATTTCGCAAGGTGTCCGTGAATGAAAGAAGCCGATACCGTTCGTGGTCTGCCGTAAGTTTGCGGATCGAGCACCTTGAGTGCGTAGCCACATTCCTCTAGCACCTGATCGACTGGCATGGTGAATTGCTTCGAGACCGAAGTCTCTGCGTCGTTCCAGTTCATGATGGTCTTGCCTTCCATGAGCAGCGACTTCGCTTTCTGCTGGATGGCGAGAACTTCGGCAACTGTAAAACCGGTGATGAAGAGTCCGCGAGCCATGGTCATTTTCCTTTCCAAGTGGAGTTGCGACCGCGTGTATCGATGTGAATGAAGCCCGAGGTCGGATACAAACCGAGACCACCCACGAACTTGCCAGCCTTGCGCCATGCGATGAGTCGCTCATACACGCGTTGAGTGCTCAAGTCATCGAAGGTGATGTCGATTGCGCTAAATTCTTTGTGCTGACTGAATTGTGCTCCACCGACAGCCTTGTTGTAGGCCGGTGAGCGATAGGAGCTGAGGATGCGGCATGGTCTTCCGTAAGACTCGCGCAGTTCATCAACAACGCGCAACGTCGGCACGATGTTTTTCCAGAGTGGTTGAGGAGGTGTGCTGTTCTTCACTCCCTTTCGCTGCGCCGCGAAATACGATTCGAACTCACTCGCGCTGAAGTGCTGAAATTTCTGGGAATCAAACCAGTCGCTGAATTTACTCATGATTCTTCATTGGGAGTGTCAACTGTTGTTGAGGCTTCTCGTCCTACGATCTTGAGCATGGTTGCTGCGGTGACCTGCATGTTTTCCGCGTCCCAATAATGATTGCCGCGGCTTCCGATTCGTTCCCACATCCACTTGCCGTTCTTCTTGATACGGTGCTCGCTTTCCATCTGCGCGAGATAGTCCTCATCGATGTCATCAGGAACTTCCCAGACTGGTCCGTCATCAGGGTTTTGATTTCGACGAAGGCGCGCGAGAGTGTCCTTGATGTTGAGGTTCGACCAATAGAACACCGAACATGTTTGCCCGCGACCTAAGACAACTTTGCGACGAGGGGAATAGAACCTCTCGATTGATTTGCGACCCTTGACCTTGTGGGTGAATGTCGCTCGCTTGTCGCCCATGAGGGCGGTCCATCCGTGCGCTGCGCATTCGCGATAGACGTCATAGGTGGCGTAGCCCGCATCGATAAAAACTAAGTTCGGGTGGATGCCGAATCGTTCCTGCACGGTTTGCACATCGGTGAACGTCAGCACACGCTCATTCCACATCAGGCGGCTGGATCCATCCTCGGCCCATGCGCGAACGACAAGAAACAAGTGATCCATCTGGCAATCGACCGTGAGAATGCGAAGTGGACATGCGCATGGCTCACCGGCTGGAACCAATCGTCCTTGCGCATCAACTCCTGCCTCGCCGTCCCACGTTTCGCCTTTGAGATAACCGCCTGGGACGATGTCGAGTTTGTAGTCCTCAAGATACTCGCGCCACGCCAGAGCCAGACGTTTTTGGTAGAACTGTTGAATGAGACTTACGTCGCCTTTACGAGCTGCGGCTTTGGCTCGGAGGTAAAGTTCAGCCAGTCGCCCCCAACTCATAGCGCACAGGGCATTCCAGTGAAATCCGGCGTTTTCTTTCGGGGCGTTTGGATTCGTTACGAGATAGCGACCAGACAAGTTCAATTCGCGGCGGGTGCGGTCGCTGTCATCGAAGTAATGATTGCATGAGGCACAACGCATGGAGGTGGTGTCGCGCACCTTCTGGAAATCCCACTCGCCTGATTCATCGCGGGCGTCTTTGCTCCACTCGACCTGCTCCCACTTGAACGGCTGGCGTTGGTGGCAGTGAGGACATGCAAAGGTCCATACTCGCATGTCGGTGGTTTCATGCTTGCGATGAGTGTCGTCGTCTTCCTCACCACCCTGCGACATGAACAGGCACTTGCCCAGCCAGCCGAATGCGGTGACACGAGCCTCTGCTTCCGCCATGTGACCGCTTTTGTATCTCCATGTCTCATCACAGACCAACCAACGGATGGAACGGCGCTGAAGGTTGGTTTTATTGTTGGCACCCAGCACCCATAGCGTCATGCCGTTGGCAAAGTGGATGGTATTGTTGCGTTTTTTATGCCGGTTCGCAGGGTAGAGCGCCTTCACCGGTTCGCACTCGTCGAAGAGTTTCTGTAGCCTGCTTTCGCTCTGGTCCTTCGCGTCATCGTCGGTCTGATCAAGCCATAGCGTGGGACCTGGGTTATTGGCGATGATGTGGCAGAGACCGAACTCACCGACAGAGGTTTTACCGCTCTGAATCGACGCAATGATGCTTACGATACGGATTTTAGTGTCCATCAGCGCCTCCATCGGCTCACGCATCCATGGCGAGTTGGCAGAACGATATCGCCCGGGGATGGGAGAGTAGGGGATCGAGGTGATATGTTCCTCGCACCATGCCCACGGTGGCCGGCGATCAGGAGGACGCCATGCTTCACACCAGATGCGCTCTAATCTTTTACGTGAGGGTTCGATCTTGTTCATTCGCCCTGATGGAGAATCGTCAACACCTCGTCGATGGCGCGGCGGGCTTCTTCCTGAATTCCTGTGGCATCGAGACCGGAAAGAATCGGAGGGAGTTCCTGTTCAAACTTCTTGCGTAGCATCGAGGTTGCCTGCGCCACGAGCTCGGTCCATGCCTGTCGCACTTCTTCCACTGCCACGAAGTCACCGCGTTTGATGCCGAGTCGAAGCTCCCGCTCTTCTACTTCCGCGAGAAGTTTGCGCGCCTTGAGTGATGATTCGATGTCACCCGGTTCGGTGGTTTCACTTCCTTTCAAATCATGACGTCGCATGAACTCCCGCCATTCCGCCACATCGTGCAATCCATTCGCAGCGGGCTTGGGCGCGTCTTTTCGTTTCTTCCAATTGTTGATCGACTGACGTGTGACTCCTAGGATCGCTGCGAGCTCGACGTAGGATGCTGCCGTTGCGGGAGCGGCTCCACTTCCAGTCGCCAATGTTTGAAGCATGGCGCGTTCAGCACGAGTCAACTTGCCGCCCTTCTGCACGCGACCGACCAGATTGGCGAAGTCACGCGAGAGCAGTTTTTTGGCGATGTCTGGTGATACTGCTTCCATCCGCAGAGGGAGGATGCGTCAACTGAGAAATCAATACACAACGCCCCGATATCTTTCGGCGCAGCTCTGGCAAATTTCTTTATCATGCATCCAACCAATCGGGTTGAGCTCACGGCATTTTTCGCAACGTCTGAAAAACTTCTCGCAGCTCATGGCTTGTTCTATGATTGCATTGATCTCCAGAGCATCTGCACTTTTAAGAATCGGCCCAAAATCCACCCATTTGCTGATGGGTGTGTGTGAGCCCTTCCAAGAAATTTTCATCACCTGCACGGTTTTGCCATCCGGTGATACACGAGTAAATTCCTGTCTGATTTCTTTGTCGGTCATGTGGTTTATTGCTTCATCCTATCCTCATAATTTCGGAAGTCTAGCGTGCTCATCGTAATGATTGCTCCACCCGAAGTTGACGCATGCCGCCGATCATGAGCATTCCTGTGCACTGCGCCCATACCAACCTCGTTAATCCGAATAAGCTGAAACCCAATCCCAGCAATCCGAACCGCCATAGCGCGCATCAGATTCAGTTGCTTGCCTCCATCATCCAAGAGCAAGGCTGGCGCAATCCAGTAACCGTGTCGAAACGCTCAGGCCTGATCGTGCGCGGTCATGGACGCCTAGAAGCGGCACTACTCATCGGCTGTGAACTCATCCCGATTGATGAACAAGATTATGCCAGCGAAGCCGAGGAACTTGCCGACTTGCTCGCCGACAACCGCCTCTCGGAACTCGCCGAACTTGATGAAGACGACCTGCGCCGTGTGCTGCAATCCATCGCTGACGCCGATCCTGATTTCGATATCGAACTGACCGGATTCATGGAGGATGAGATTCGCAAACTCATGGACGAAGCAGGATCTCCCGAAGAAGAACTCGAAACCATTCCACGCATGGAATGCCAGGCCTTTGAAACCCACGACTACCTCGTGTTCATGTTTCACGACCTGCGCGACTGGATGCAAGTCCTGCAACTCATGGGAGTGCATGAAGTTGACTATTCAATCACACGCAGAACCAAAAAAATCGGCATCGGCCGCGTACTCCATGGAAAACGACTCATTGAACTCTGCCGCCGCGCCATCATGGCCGGAACTTCGCCCGCTCTCCCTACGACTAGTGATCCTGTCACGGAGTCGCAGCCGCTCGATCACCAGCCACAAGCTCTTCCCGACGGCGACGCTACTCGTTCCCGTAAGCGAGGCTGAACACTACCGTCACACGGGACTCGCGATCGAAACCATCCCTGATGAAATCGCGGGGATTAGTGCCGTGCGCAACTGGGTGCTGAAACATTTTACAGAAGATTCCATCGTCATGCTCGACGATGATATTTCCGCGTGCGTGTGCATGGTATCTTTGCGCTGTCGGAAACTCTCGATTGCCGAAACGCTCGCCATGCTGGAAAACTCGGCGTGGTGCGCTCGTGGGGCAGGGGCACGATTGTTCGGCTGGCACCAGCGGAGCGATCCGCGGCTTTTGCAACGCAATGATCCCTTTGGTGTGAACCACTGGGTCGGTGGTGCGGTCGGCGTGGTTCGCGATGAAAATGGTGGCGTGCCCAAGTGGGACGAACTTCTCAAATGCAAGTGCGACATCGATGCCACACTCCAGGAACTCATGGACAATCGTCTTGTTTGGAACGAGGCGCGATTCTGTTTTGTGCAAGAACGTGACAAGAACCTCGGCGGCAATAGCTTGTTTCGTAGTGAGGAACGAATCGCCACCGAGAAGCGCTATCTCAAGCGCAAGTGGAAGGCCCACATCCGTCTCGAAACCTACAAGAGTCAGGACCGTGTAGCGATGGATGCACCACGTCGTCAGTCCGTGAAGCTCTAAAAAAATGGTGATCAAAACTGCTTTCACG